TAGTCTATAGTTGTAGAGCCATTATTAGCCTCTTTTATCTTATTAACGATAACGTCTGTGGGGTTGCCCTCTGCAAATGCAGTAGGAACGCCACGATAAGCGTCAATACAAAGCTTTCTGAAATTTGCTTCCATAATCAAATACCTTCCTTTCTATATTAAATTAAAGAACCTCGAATACGTACATTGTCTTGCCACCAACTACCTCTGTTGCAAGGAACTGGGCAAAAGCCTTTGTAGAAGCTGAAGAAGCTGTCCACTTGCCATTACCTGCGGCAATGTACTTGTCTGTAGCTGAAGGTGTGCCAGAGCAAACCTCGCCGGTGATTGAGAAAATGTCGCACTTTACGAGCTTGCTGATTCTTGCAATATCGCCAGAAGCATTGTAGAAGTTCTCAAGAGGCTTCATATCTGTTGTGTATGCGTGTTCAGGAGATGTAACTACCCAAACGTCAGCAGCGTTTGCACCTGTAGCAGCAGAAGTTGTGAATACCTCTCTCTCACCAGCAAAAGTGCCTGTTGTAGCAAGACCACCACAGAGGATAGGTGCGCCGTTATCTATATCGCCATAAGCCTGTGCTGTTCTAATAAGTGCGCCGTCATGTGTATAAGAACATGAGTCGCTTCTAAAAATTCCATGTGCCATAAACTTTAACCTTCCTTTCTATTAATCGTTATTTCCATATCGCTCAAATATGTCACCATAAGGAGACACTTTGGCGGGGGTTGTTTCTACTGAAAACTTCATAGTTTCAGCTTTTGTTGTTTTAGACTCTTTGAAAGCAAATGTGCTCATTGCAAATTTGCCAACAAGCATAATACATTCCTTATCGAGCTGTTCAAGATCGTATTCATTAGACTTCTCTTTGAGAAGCTTGTATTCGGGCATCTCCCCAATACGTCCATCATACTTTGCAAAAATTTCACTTTCAGCCTTTTCTCTCTCAGCCTTTTCAACTGCGAGCTTATAAGGAGTAAGAGTTGAAATCTGCTCGTTAAGTACAGTAATCTGAGCTTCAAAATCTGCGTTCTGTGCAGTAAGAGCATCAATTGTTACGAGTGCGTCATTGTAAAGAGCCTCGTAGTCTACGGGGATTACTTCGGGTTCTACAACAGGCTCAGTTTCATTTGAAGAAGTCTCAGGTTCTACTACTTCGGGTTCTGTTTCTGCTGTAAATTCCTTATTCTCGTCCATGTTTTCACCTTCCTTATCTTCAAAAGCAAAGACTTCGGACATAGCCTGTTTCATTTCATTCATCTTAATTGCAAAGTCATCTGCGCTGAAGTTAATAGGAGTTACATCTGCTGAAATAAAGCATGGTTCTACATTCTCCTCACGATTATCAGACTTATAGAGGAGACAAAGAGCACTAAATTCAAAATCAAGAATTTCAACGAAATTGCTATCTTCTTCTAATGGGCGATACTGCTTTGCGTCAATCTCCATTGACTGATTAAACCAAACATCTTCAGAGTAGATAGTTTCCTTTAATTCTGGGTATCTACCAGTCCAAAGCACAGCTTCACAAGTCAAATAATCAACATCAACACCGTACTCATTAACAGTTTCCCACTCAAAGGTATCAGCCTTTACAACGCCAAAAGGAACGCAAAGAGACTTGATAGACCAATCTTCCCAATCAATGTACATATCATGTCCGCCAATTTTATACTCTCCATTTTCGTCTTTGAAAAGGTGAGCAACAACAGGTGCATAATTAAGAGAGTTGAGATGTGCTTCTACAACGTCTTTGTCAAAATAAGACATATTGCGGTTCTTTCCAGTCGCCATAACCTTAATCTTTACAAGGGTAAACTCACTATTTAATTCTTCAAGTACAGTAAACTTTGTAGACGAATTAACACTAAACTTATCCATTGTTCTTACTTCTACCTCCTTTCTCAGTAGTTTCTCGAATTACTCAGAAACACAAGAGGTTTCGCCTCATATAATGCCATTCCTCGTCTGAATACTTTTCAGCCAAGTGCTTCTGCAAAGCCTCTGTATCGGCAAAAGCGTAAACTGTCTTGCCATTGAGTTCCGTTTTTGTATAAATAAAACCTAAAGCCGCAAGTTCTTCCTGTGCTTTAGGTTCTACTACCATTATAAATTTGTCCATTGTCTACCTCCTCACTTGTATTCATTAGAGGTATTTTCATTGCTCTCAGTGTTGTCCGTAGGATTTTCCTCGGCTGGTCTACCACTTTCACCTTCAACACCACCATTGCTCAGTGTGTTTGAACTAATAAGCGGACGATTAAAGGTTTCATCACAACACTTGAGAATATCATTTTCAAGATAACTCTGATTTATTACGTCTATAGGTTCTAAGCCAAGTGAAGCCGCATAATACAGTTTGCTACACATACCGTATTGGGCTGCCTTGAAATAATAATTTTGAACACTATCAAACGTGTAAATACTTTGCTCCAAGAAGCAAATCTCAAACAGATTTTTCATATCCATTTTCTGTATTTTAACGTTATAAACGTGCTGCACTTGACGAATAATCTTCATCATCATAGATTCCACAGGACGTATTGCAAGTTCAAGAGATTGAGATGTGACATTATCCATGATACCAAACAATACGGGTGCAATACCAAAGTTATTAAACAAATCCTTAGTTGCGTCCTTTGTATAGTTCTTGGTCGCATCGTTGCCGTCCTTTAGTGTCACAGTGTCAAGACCAAACGGAGACATCGCAACACCAATACCCTCTGGCACTTGATTTGCAGTTAAGTTGTAATACTTGCTCGCTTGCTCAAAGCTTAATTTCGGGACACCATCTGTATCAGTTGGGATGCGATAATGAATGAGCTTATAATTATCAAGTATTGCCCCGTCTTTCTTGATTTCCTCATAAGTGTCGAGGTCAATTATAGATTTGAATATACCCACAAATGGAGGTATTGTCCAATCCATTTCGGGATCAAACTTAACACAAATCTGCTTTTTGGGTTCAAACCAACGCTTTGTTTTGTCAGGCTGAATTATCCATTTACCTTCAAGGTCTTTTTTGCCCCTATATGCCCAATATGCGGCTTCAAAATCTCTGCCATACTCTGGGAGATAGCGAAGTGTTTTTTGTGTAAAATAGTCAAGGTCAAATGAAAAACGCCAAACTCCATTCTCTACGCTGGTAATTATGCAAAATTCAGGACGCACTGGCTTAATAAAGTAGTTGTCCGTATCATCATATTCAATGCCAAAGAACACACCGTCAAGGAGACAGGTTGTCAAAATCTGTGGCAAATAAGATTTTAGTTTGTAATGACTAACTGTACGGCATAGCTTACGATATTCTTTATTAAACGTCGCCACGCCTTTGTTGCCCGTATCACCAACAGGTCGTATAAGATAGTTGTTCAACATTAGAGTTGCAAGCATCGTTATTGCCCTACGGTAATGTGGCGACACCGCATAAAAGAAGTGACTAATCTCACGCAGCATTTTCTCCGACGATGGTTTGTCAGGGCAGAGAAGTGCTTTTAATATCTTGTCTCTTGGATGCTTTTTGAGAAAGATGTTTCGATGCTCAACACTACTCGACAGATCGGCTAAAACCTGTTTCCGAAGTCGGGCAAAGTTGCGGTAGTCGTAGAGTTCATCTATCTCAGTTTGATTTAACTCGTCTTTCAATTAATCATCTCCTTTCATTTGTAGGTTTTGGCTGGACGGGATAGGAAGAAGTTTGTTGCATCATTGTTGATTACAGGTGTTATCAAATCGTGCCTCCTAAGAGTGGATAAAGCATATGCCCCCAACGCCATTGTATAAGCCCTATCATCGTGCATCCTGTTTGCCTTACTTCTTTCAAGTTCATATTGAACATTACCATTGGCGGTTTCATATCTACACATATAGGACAACTCTGTTTTAGCCAATTCAATATTTGCAAGAGCAAGCTTTTCGGAATTGGTCAATTCTTGAGTCACTATTTCTTCCTTACTATCCAAGAATGTAATAGAATCCTTGCCATCATATGCTGTGAATTTGATTAAATTCAACTGACACATTTTTTGACAAGCATCATATATAATTTTCTTGTAACCTTGTGGGTCAACAAGATGAACAATTGGCATAGCAAGAGGGTATTTCTTCCTCGCAGTTTCATACTGCTTATGAACAGGGTCTATAATACCGCGATGCTTCGCGCCACTTTCATCAATCCAATCATCTAATAACTGGTCAGCAACGGCTGAAATGCCACCACCACCAGAACCAGCGTCTATCCAAAATTCAATATTTTCCCATTCTGCTGCACCAGCACCGTTATACAAAAGCATTTGTCTCTTGATTATTTTCAATTGTTCTGTCATAGGTAAAGGTGTTTTATTTCTTGACTCAGGGTCTACCATACTGATAACATTTACAAGTCTTAAATAATACCCATGTTCTTCATCTTCGCAAAGTTCAAATATACTTAAAACGCTCCCGTCAAAATTTCTGGCGGGATCATAGCAGAATATAAATTTCTTTTTACCCGTATCGTTTAAAAGTAACGGCTTTCTAACTTCGCTGTTATGATTAAGCAAGTCCATGCTTACAACTGCATTAACACCACCGCCCTTGCGGAAGTGATTATATAACTCTCTCTCTGCAAGATCAGGATTGTCCTCAAATGCCTTGTCGATTTGTGCCTGACTAAGATGTGACTTGATGGATTTGCCGTTAACTGTTGTATGCTTCAATAACGCATCGGCTGTTAAGTTAGCAACAAAATAGTTGGGGTCGCCCATCATTTGCTTTTTAGAGAATTTCTCAAAGATTTGAAAATAATGACTTTCAACATCACTCGCACTTGATGTGTACAACAATTGTAAAGGAACTTGACGTGGGTCAATGTGAGAAACAGTTTCAGTTCCAAGTTTAAAGGTCGTATCAACGTTTATAAATGATTCAAGTACAGCGTAAGCCTCGTCAGAAAGCCAGCCACACTCATCAAACATTACGCTTCCGCGCTTACCTCTATTTGCCGTAAGATTGCTTGAAAGAGTTGTTAATTCGCTGTTATTAAACAGTTTAAAGTGATAACCTTTAGGATCGTGAATAAATCCTGTTTCACTATTTGCACTACGTTCAACTTCTTCGGCATATATATCAGTTAAACTCTTAAATGACGGTATTTGATTCAAAGCAATGCTCTCGATTTTCTTAAAAACCTCAATACTTTGAGCCAAAGAATTTGAAGCGACATAAGTTTTCCAGTTGGGAATTAGCAACATCTTGGTCATATTCAAGAGTGCTCCTGTGGTTGTTTTACCTGCACCTCTACACTGAAGAAGTAATACAAACTGTTTTACCCAACTATTCATGTAGACATATTTTTGAAAGTCCATGAGCGAAACACCCATCATATATTCCATGAACCATATGGGGTTCTGTCTACCATATTGCGTGAGCTTATTCCAGTTAGCATATTCCTCTAACTTTTTTTGACTAAATTCCTTGTTTGAAAGATGTTTCATTATTTCCATAACTCACACCTCACTTTTTCTTAGCCTCTAAATCAATAATACGGTTTTTAAGAACTCTGTTTTCTTCTTCGAGAGCTTTATATTTTGCGTCAAGATTTGTTATCATGTCACGTTGTTCTTTTACCATATCCGAGTAGTCAGAGCCATCAAGATTTAATTCATCCATAATAGCACGATTACTAATGCGAGCGATTTGCTCCATAGCCTCACAAGTCTCAATGTCAAAACAGTTTACATAAATACTTTCAAATCCGTTATCCGCAATCTCTTTCATTTTGGATGATAGTGTATTTGCACCTCTGCTTGAATTTTGATTATATGCGGATGATATATTGTTGTCTTGTGCAATTTTAGCGATTGCATCAAGTAACTGCTTTTTAGTTGTAGATAAATTCTTAATACGACTTTCGTCTGGACTTTGACTCATCAATTCCGCATTTATAAATTCATCTATTTTACGACATTGCAACTGTGAGTTTGTAATTTGTATTACGCTTTGAACCTTATGCCCATCTTCTGATACACCTTGACTATCGCAATAACCTGCCAGTATATTAAAGCAATACTTGCGGTCAAGATCAGTCATGCCACAATTCTCAAAAGGATCATAACCACAAACACTAATGCAGTAATTCATATTCTGTTTATCGGCTCTCGACCATTTTGCTTCTCGTTCCTCTTTGGCTTCATCTTCGGTCTTTCCGAGTTCTCCATTGACCATAGACACCTCGAAACCTTTATACTGAAACTGTCCCAAATTCATCTGTCTAAGATATAATCCAACATTGAAGAAGTTATTATTCTGTACAATGCTGTCATACATTTCTCTGTAAACAGGAACATCAAGATAGTGACAACATATCTTCAACGCAGTAAATTCATCAAAGCGATTTTTAAATTCGTCAAATAGTTTCTGAATGCAATCTTTGCAGAATAAAACCTTGTGATCTGTTATATTCCAAACCTTAGACCATTTAGACGAAAAGAAATTACTTTCGACTTTTTCTTCGCCACAACATTGACACACATAGCGTGGCGTTTCTTTTTTTGTATTTAGCTTTGCAGCTTTGCGTGGCACGTTGCCACCTCCTTTAACCCAATAATACCTTCAAGGCATTTTCATTTAATTGAACTGATAGATGATGTTCAGTGAAATAATCATCATAAACACCATTTCTTACGCCCATAATAAAAGATTTGAAATCATCTTTTGTGGAATTGGAATATCCGTAATTATCATGAAACAGTTTATGCACATCTTTATTCAGTCCAGCACCTAAACCATATTGTAGATGCAACTCTTTTAATAAACTACGAATACTATTTTCTTCCTCAATAGAATAGTCAGCGATACTTTTTCTATAATCAAGATTTAACACATCAAAAACTTCGTTGACAATATCTCTGAAAGGAGTTAAGTGATGAACATTGTCTAAACGTTCTCCACTTATAATACATTTAAAATCCGACAACTTACCAGACTCAACAAACCAGTCTCTCGTATCACTTCTCAACTCTTGGTATAAAGAAGTCGCCCCACCTTTCCAGTTAGGGTTATCTTCTCCGCATAAAGGATTGGTGTGGCGTGGATTGTCATTGCCCTTCCATTTACCAATAGCCCGTTTTGCCTCGCTTAACCTTTGCCTTGATTCATCAGACCACTTTAGTCCTTTTGTGGGTGCTCCGAATTTTTCACACCTCTCTTTTGCTTTGACAGACAATTTGTGTTTTGCTTCATCTGTTAAAGCTCGCCCTGTATTAAACGCACGACTGGCTTCGGCTCTAATGATATTTGCTTTAGATTTAGCTTTACTATTTTTAACAATCCCATATTTAGCACCAGCACATTCAATTGCACGAATCGTTCTATTAGGAAAGAATTTCTCTTGAAGTTCTTTACCAGTAAAACTGGCATAATTTTCTTTTAGTAAAGAAATATCCTTATCAGACCAATCAGCACACCAATTATCATCGTGTGTTTTAAATGGTTTACCACAACATTCTCTACACACATATCTTAACCCACCTTCGCAGGTTTTATCTCTATTGAAATAAACAACATCGAGTGGCAACTCTCTAAAGCATTTCTTGCAAAACCTATATCCTTCTTTGGGTGTACTATTAACATACTGTATCACTTGGTCGGTTAATCCATTTATACGAATAAGATTAGCACATTTCACGCAATACAAAGGTTTATTTAGGTCGTGATACTTTATAAGATTTTTATATTCTATAGTTTGAGGTTTATGACATAAATCACACTCATATTCAATTTTTTCTCTACAAGTGGGATGCACATTCTCTATTGGAACAATTATTTCATCGCCTTTACGACAAGAATATCCCAATGCCTTATAATACAGAGATGTTTTGTCTGCCACTTTAACTTTGAGTTCATTAGTAATCAACATTTTTTGCTCCCCTTTCTATCCCCACTTATTACACAACAAGTGAGGGCGGTAGGGGAACAAACCACCCTCATATACGGGTAGCTACTCCCATATATTCTGTTGTTTTGGTCAGGTCTGCGGTATCATTGCAACCACATTCCTCATAAGGGCGATTACACGCCCATAATCATTTTTGCAAACTGCGGAATGCTTACGCTTGGAATCCGGCTTGTAAACTCCACGTTTTTTAGCACATTCATATTGCTTGTCGTCAGCAGCTCATCATCTAAAGCCTGTGGTACTTTACTCAGTGCATTTGCGTAATATTCCTTACATCTCTGCAAATACTTGTCACCATAATCCGCGCTATAGGTATCAAGTATCTCATTGTAATACCGATAAGTAATCATTAAATCATCTGCAATCATTTTTAACACTACTGGCTTATTGGTCATTTTGCGCATACAAACTTCGTCAATATATGCTTCTGCCGCCTGTATGTAATCATACAATACCCAAAATCTATTATCCGTTTTGCCAGAACGTGTTAGACTCCCATCAGTCCACAACCACGAGTAACAAACCTTGTCAATTGTAATGGCATTAGGCTCATAAGACAAAAACAATTGATTGAAATAGCAATCCTCATTTACACGCAAATCTTCTCTAAAACGGATTTTGTTCTTATCAAGAAATGCCCGTTTAAAGAGCTTGCCATGTAGCCAAGTCGTACTGTGTTCACTTTCGCCAACCGCAAATTTGTTATCAGTACGGAAGTCATTGTCAAAGCCTCCGCATACCATATCAGCATTTTTGCTCTTGGCGTTATACCAAAGTAATTCACAAGCAAATGCCGAAGCTAAACAGTCATCGCTGTCTATGAACATTGCATACTCACTATCACTATTGTCTAAGCCAAACTGCCTTGCCATTCCCGCACCACCATTTTTAGGCGTTGTGAGATATGTGATATTCAAATCCCACTTAGCCAATAGGGGAGAATAGTCTATGCCGTCGCAGTCGTTAACAACATATACATTTAGCTCATCTCGAATGGTTTGCATATAAATACTTGCCAACACCCTATCCAAAGTTTTCTCTGCTTTATAGGTCGGCACGATTATATCTATCTTTGCCATAATATCATTCCTTTAATTCAAATTGGTGCGCCGTCCAACATCGTTGCAGTCGGACAACACAAAAGCCCCGACAATCGGGGCATAATAGGAGGAATATATAAATTGTAGATTTCTAATAAAATGTGGGTTTAAACAAGACCAAACATCTCGTCGATTTCTTCTTCGTCGTGATTCATCAAATATCCTTGTGTAGTTGATATATCACTATGGTGAAGTGCTTTTGAAATTTGATCTATTGTAAACACCTTTGGTTTACCATTCTCGCCTAAAAGTCTTGTGTCTGTTCCTTGTTTCAAACACTCAGCACGAGAATGTCTCATTGTATGACAGAAAATATTACAAGGTTCACCTCTAACCTGTGAAAAGATATTTGAGATAGAAACCATTCTATTATATAGGCAATCCTTTGTAATCTCCGTCTTAGTATCTCCAACGATCTTTACCCATAACGATTCAACATCATCGTCGCCACGCTGTTCAAGATACTTTGCTATTAAATCTCTTGTATCGTCAAGATAAACGAGAGGGAATTTCTTGCCACGTTTGCCGACAACTATATTTGTCTTGTTGCCCTCTGTCAGACCTTGCTTCTTAACCTGATATAATTCATTCTTACGGGCAGCAGAATCAAAACCAAGACTTAGCAGAACAGCATCTTGTAATCTGCCTTTCTCAACAAGTATATCTCTTACCTTGATAAATTCATCAAACGTAAAGAAGAAGTCATCATTATTATCTCTTACTCTTTCTCTTGGAAGTCCTTTGACTTTCTTGGCAAGATTGTTGTCATATTCATAGTCATCATCTTCTTCAGCAAAGGTAAGTATAGAATTTATAGTTGCCTTTAAGCGATTGACTCTTGCAGATGACATTTGCTTTTCTTCTGAGAACCATAAACTCATACCACGAAAATCTTTCTTCTTTAACTCAAGGAGACTGCGATTTCCGAGTTGCTGTAAGACATAAATTAGTATATATCTGCCATCTTGAAAGTAAGCATCAATCGTTGATTTGGCTTTCTTCCTCTGGCGATACTCTGCTAAGAAATCTTCAAGCAGAGCCTTATTGTCTGGATTGACTTGTTCCCATAATTCGGGCGCATAAATCTTATTGTAGATTCTTCCTCGTTTCACACCGTCATCTCCTTAAAATCAAAGTCGCATGAGAGCATTGTCGCAACAACACCCTCACTCGGTAGTCCGATGGTACTTATAGCGTTGACGACACGCTTGGTCACGGTGGACTGAATTGCACAGTCGCTTGAACTCCTACCGTGATAATGCGCACCCTTACATTGTGCTGTAAAAGGTATTATGCGCAGTATTAGCCTTTAAGAAATAGAGCCAGACTATGTATACTTAGCCTCGCTCCGCAAGAATACAGCCAAATTCTTTTCAATAAGCGCCTTTCCACATTAGGCCGTGGCGACCACAAAAGTCCTTGCGTAGTCAGCTTGTAGGCAAAACAGAGGCTTGCAAGGCTCATCTCAGTGAGCTTTCTTTAGTTTTACAAGGGCATGGCTCTACGTCCTTATCTTAAAAGACCTACCGTGGTACGCTTGCAACAGAGGCGTGGTAGGTACATTGGTGCGGATTACAACATCATTGCAGTTGCTCTCCACATCACCCCTTTCGGGGTGTACAGATACGTTTTACTTCCCTCTCTTTGGGAAGAACTTTATTTTAGCCGACTATTGCCGACTCAAAGTCAAAATACATTATCGAAAATCTGAGTTTCAATCTTGAACGGGACAACTGTTGCGTGTAAAGGCAAAACAAAATCCTTTGCACTATATTCTACGAAATATACGCTGTCATCCACATACGCAGACTCGTCATTTAAAGCCTTTTCACAAATCATTTCTCCGTTATCAAACAGAGTAATCAGCATATTACCGTCATACTGTTTAACTTCTTCGATGTCAGCATACGCTTCGTCCACAAAATCTCGCTTCATAGCAACACTATTGCCATTAATCGTGAAAGTGTTAAGCAACTGACATACGCCGAGAGCATCCTGCCAATTTACTATAAGGAACGCAGAACTGTTCTCTATAACAGAACGTACAAACTCAGATGTAAAATCCTCGTACTTATTATACTTTTTGCGCATAGATTCTGATATGGTCATATTATTCACCACCTACTTAATTCAATTTGATAGTATGCTTAGTAACAAGCCCATTTCCTTCCTCAAATATGAGCATTGTCGCACTCGCATTAGAAGATCTCATAAGACTGGTACTATAATCATCAATACCAACAATACTTCCCACTGATATACCTTCACAATCAAATCCGTATTCTTCAGCATGATGTTTGTGCCCACCTATAAGATAATCTACTCTAAGATTATAAAGTCTTGATAGGTTATCGATAGCAGTCTTGAGAGACTTAACTTCTCCGTGTATTCCCACAAGATTATATCCAACGACATTAGCGTAGATATAGCCCGTAGGATTCTGAGTAATGGTTACGCAAGGATTATCCTGTAAGCGTGTCTTAATAGTGTGAATAATTACCTTGCTGAGATTTTCTCCCTTAAAGGCATTTTTAGGAGCTGAGCAAAGTCTAAGCTGGTTATGATTACTGTCCTCTACCATCTGCAAATCCACATTTACAAATTTGCTAACTTCATTTATCCAATTAGCCATGAAATCGGCATAGATAAGGGCAGAGTCAATAACACCCCATCTAAGCTTAAACAAATTGTCGGTTAAGCGCAGAAGTCCATCATTATCATCTCCAAGTCCAAAGATATGCAGAGATGTTATATTTTCTCTCTTACAAATCTCCTTGACTTTATCTCTTAGATACCACATACGCTGATAGAATATTTCGGGGCTATAAGAATTAAGAACTTCTCCGAATAAGCCCTTAATCTCAAATTCAGTATTAAAATGCGCATCAGCCAAGCAAAGAACTGCACCACGATTATTCTCAGTAATACTTCTCGGAGAAGGAACATTAATAGGCGTAAGATTTGCTATACCATCTGCAATTCTTTCATACACCATTTCTTCTCTGGCATTATCTCTAAGCCAACGATTATATTCCAGCTTGTCAGTCTGTAACTTCTTGCGTTCCTTTTCAAGCTCACGCTTCTGGATTTCAAGTTCCTTACCAACAGAATCATCATTGCCAATACACTTCTTAATGGCACTATCCATGAGATTCCAATACTCGTAAGCTTTTCTATAGCAAGCCTCAGAATAATCACGATGTAGCCTTTGATTTAATACATTGGCAACTTCCTGCCAACTTCCGTACTGTTCCTTTTTAGAACATACTTCCCAAATAACAATGTATTCAGAATCGGTAAACTTCTTCACCTCTTTTTATTCCTCCTTAAATTCTAATTGTGATTTACTGAATCACGATTCACTAAATTTATGCAATATCAATTGATTCGCCAACTGAGATTGAGACTTCCGAGCCGTTAAAATCATCAAGCAGACTTGCTAACTCTAAAGCCTCGCCGTCCTCAATCTCTATGACAACACTATTGCTGTCTTTATCTACATTAAGAACACCCCTGATACCAAGAGAGTTCTTGCGTATTACATTTGCTTTCGCCATATTATCTCCTTAAAAACTAATTTTATCGCCCATTACTGGCGTATGAACCTTCGCACTTCTATCTGCCTTACTCAAACTATCTCGGAGCATTTTGGCAAATTCTTGCTTGCCATTACTCTCAGAATGAACAAGGTAAATTTTGTTATACTGTGCATCGGTATATCTCTGCAATAATTCACTTCTGCAAGCGTGGCTTGAAAACGAAGTGAGTTGCATTACATTAGCTCTGCTTCTCACACGTTCACCATCTATTGTTACCCATTTCTTACTATGCTGAATTTGATAAGCGACACTATCTTCATCACCGGCGTACCCGCAAAGACACACCCTTGCGTTCTCATTTGGCAGAATAGATTTGAGCCACGAAACCACACGCCCGTTCTTGAGGAAGTTACTCGTCGAGATAACCACCTGCGAAGTCTGCAACTTCTGCCATTGCTGAGATTCTTCATAGGTACTAACCCACACGATATTCTTCCATTCCGACACTTTCTTCCACAGGTCATAGTCTTTCTCTATGAGCTTATCCCATAATGCAGAGATTTTCATGCCAAGTGGCGCATCTATTATTATGGGTGTTGCGAATGTCTCATCTTCACCGTATATCTTATACAATGTCGTTAGAATATCCTGTAATCTATTCAGCGAGAATGAGCCAAACAGAACCTTTTGAGTGTCGTGCTGACAGCACTGGTCAACTACACACTTAATTTTTTCAAGATCTTTGTCTCTATCCTTCTGCTTGTGAGTCTTGTGACTTCCACCATAAGTACACTCAGCCAATAATATATCGCAGTAGGGGAGTGGCTCATACGGCAGAAGATAATCTTTGCCAATGTCTGAGCCTATATCGCCCGTAAAGCCTAACCGCTTCACAGTTTCTCCCAATTTGAAAGTCAAATGAACTTGTGCCGCATTGACTATGTGGCTTGCATGATAGTATCGCAGAATAAGGTCATCAAATAAAACAATATCCTCGCCAAACGGCAATTCAACCAAGTGTTCAAGAGCAATCTCAATATCTTCTTGTGTATATAGAGGCGTTGCGTTCATGTTGTAACGCTTTTCCAGTTTTACACAATCACTTTCAAATATCTTGAGACTATCTTCCCACATGATACGAGCAAGTGCCATATTGCCTTTGGGGATATAAACATTACCCTTATATCCTCTGGCAAATAGGTAGGGAACTATAAAAAAATGATCTCCGTGGACATGGCTGATGATTACGGCATCAAGGTCAGCAAAAGGAACTTTGTAATTACGATGGTTGACCTTATACTGTTTAAGAATATCGTCACCGCTTGTCTGATATAATCCGGCATCTAAAAGAATCTGCTTGTCGTTATAGGTGATATAGTACATTGAGCCAGTAACACCATCACCAGATTTGCCAACAAATTCTACCTTTACCTTTTCTTTACTTTTTGTCATGAGGCGACACCTCACTTCTTGCAATCACACTTGTCGTGGTCGCACTCACAAGGCGTATCACTCATAAACGAGAATATCTCTCCAAGCTCAATGTCCTTGCCAATAATGCCATCCACCATATCCATCTCAACAAGTTCATCTGCAAAGAACCAGTTGTCATGAGGAGATATTTCATCAAGTTGCTTAGTGGTGAACTTTGTTCTGGCAGCTATTGCCCTATTGTATCTCTCGTCAAGTTTAGGCATGAATCTCATGTAATCCTTCGCTTTAGTAATGTTATCTTGTATAGTAATAATGCCATCATGTACCATGAATACAGAATCGGCGGTAGCAAGCCTCATATGACAAACAGCGAAAATTGCAAATGCCATACTTGCACACAAACCAAAACATACACCTATAATCGGAGTCTTTGAGTTCTGAATTACGTTTACCAAACTCATACCGATAACAGAAGCCCCACCGCCGCAGTTGATTACAAGGGTAATTGGCACTCTATCTTCTACAGGAATACCAAAATCTTCTCCATTCATCTTGGCTATTTGAGTTATGAGAGTGTGCAGAATATCATCATCTACATAATCGTCAAGGTAAAGTATGCGATCTTGTCTATCTTCAATCCAAAGTCGCTCAGCAAGTCCTATACTCATAACGGTCTGCATACCACCACCCTGCAATTCCATAAGCTGTTCTGGGGTAATTTCTACATATCCTTCTGGGATTTCCTTTTCTATTGCTTCATCAACTTTTGTTTCTGGTTTCTTCTTAGCCATAAAACAATTCCTCACTTAATTTAAAATCAGCCATCCGACTGCCTGAATAATCAGGATTTAGACTTCGCCGTATGTTTCTACGACCTTAACACCCTTGTTGAACTCATCAAGTAGAGCAAGGATATACTTATCCTCTGCACACATAATTCTCTTGCGCTTTGACTTTTGGCGCATTGTTCTTGTTATGCCTTCCTTGACTCCATTTGCCCTAAGAAACTGAGCCTGTTCTTTTGTAATCTGTACCATACATTTCACATCTTTCGTGTTTTATTATTTGAATACATGAGCAAATACTCATATATCCATATTCCCCACTATCCAAAAGAGAGAAAACGGCGTAATATAGCCGTTTCCCTCATGTTAATTATTTTACTATCGTGCAAAATTAGCCGATTTTTTGCTTAAAATAGTCATAATTGAATAATCTTACGCAGTTTTCACTACTCTTTTTTGAGAGTTTATACTGCTCACCAGAGCCACTTCTTATCATTTCATACAGGTCAACATTACCTGTTGCAAACAATGTGTCGAAAATTGTTCTTGCATATCCAGCGTTTTTATCCTTGTCAATCTCCCTAAGAAGCAGATACATCTCTACGTCGTTCAAATGAATATTTGCGATATAGTCAACACAACGACTCCTGATGTCTGCAACTTCTTTGGTTATGAGTTTCTTTTCGTCCTTAGTCTTATCAACATATCCAACATATGCACTCTGAATACTTTCACGCATAGCCTTGATTTTGTTGATAATCTCATAAACCTTGTTGTACAGGCGAGAGTTTGCTTTACGCCAATCTACGTCTATAGGTTTGATAATCTCACAGAACGGCAGATTTTTGGCTTCGATTTTGTCAGCTCTAAACTTATCAATTGCCTTTTGTAGATAATCCATAGATGTTTCAAACTGCCTGTAATGCTGATTAGGATTGAGCGTATATCCATTTCCGAGAGTGATGTTGCGGAAGAAAAGCGGTTTTGTGAATCTCTCCTTACCATTAATCTCGGTATAGATGCCGTACTTTTCTTTTAATATTGTGAGCATTTTTGACGTATCAACATCAAACATCTTCTTGGCTCGGTCGATCTCAGATCCACTGGCAGCACTGAGTATACAAATATCATCATATAATTCATGTTGATGCCTGATTGCATCTTCGTTTGAAACGCCCAGTTTGACTTCATTATATATGCGCTCCCACATTATTGAATTAAGATACTGCGACTGATTGACAATCTGACCGATAAGGTTGACACTTGTATTTATATCAAGCTGTGCCTTTGATTTTGCGTCATAAGTCCACTGAATCTTCTTAGCCTCAATGAAACTTGTAGGAACTCTAAACTTATCGTAATTTTTCTTAGCGGCATTTATAAGAACTTCGTTGTCGGTTAGGAGTATACTGTCACTGTCAAGATCGCAACCTTGAAGCCTCTGCATTATATTCTCATCTATGCTATTAATATGAACGACCTCATTGCTTGAAACTAAATATCTATCATATAATTCATTTGCTACATTGGTCGTGAGCAGAACATCACCTGAATTTATATGCGGAGATCTTGTGCCAAGTAAAGTCTTACCGTACTCAAATCTTTTTGTGTGAATATGCCCAACACCTAAGACGCTCTCGCCTTTAAACATACCAATAGCAGCTTGTAACATTTCGATACCGTTGCCAATCAGCGTTTCGTAGTTGCCACTAATCCAAATATGCCCCTTGCGGTATTCTTTCAGCATCGATTTGACAAGCTCCTTGCGGAAGTTATCATATAACTTTGTTTCCACAAACTTGCTATTCATTCCAATTACCTTCATTATAATTTCATCACGAGTCAGACAAGGCTCATCATTATCTGCTAAAGCATACGGGTATTTAAGATGATAACGCATTACCGCAGAATCCTTACGGATGAGATTGAGATAATCAAAATTAGGCTGTAATAATGCCTGTATATCATCACGGGTGAGTTGCAGAGAATTAAGCAATTGATAGTGACACTGAACCATTCTGCCATCAAGATACTTAGTAGGTTTTTCGTACTTCACTATTCCAAAAGTCGGATAGAGATTGTCGAGCCATTGCTCAATAGTGCCAAACTTTACATACTTAATACTGGACGGAGTGGTAATAAGCTTAATATCTTCTATACAGGTGGCTCTGGTATAGCCTTTAAGCTGAGAAACTTCTGTGATACCATTATCTCTAAACCAGTCCTGTATTCTTGTTTTGAATGATGCGCTCTTGAAAAAACGGTTACGAAGAAGAAGCATTGTCCTATCTGCGTAATGCTCATCATACATACTTACATCTAAGAGGCTTTGTCCATCCCAAATACTATTCTTTATTTTGGCTCGTTCTTCTTTGGCAACGAAATCTTCACCCTCGCCATAGACCGCTACGACATCATCTTCAAACTCCGACTCATAGTCATCAATGACAAGTATATTCTCAGGGCGTATCTCAAGAGTGTCAATGCAACTACTGGAAGGTAACGAGATGTAGGCTTCAAATGCGGCAAGGTCAATCTTGTCTCCCTCTTTAATCTTTAAGCCACACAACTCCCATTTGTGCATTGCAGGATAAAGGTTCTCATCTATAAAGAGACACTTACCAACACGACTACTGCCTGACGATCTTTTGTAGCGCACATACTTTATGCCGTTACAGATAAATCCATTTTCGTAAAGGTCAAAGCGAAGCTCTCCACGGCTCATAAGCGTTGGTATGCTCTTTCCAAGTTTTATCTTGCGGTTTACTTCATCATATACAAAATACTTCGGCACACCATCCCATACTACAACTTCATCTTCCGCGACATCGCCAACCTTTACACC